CGAATCCTGCAGCGAACAGCTTCTCCCTTCCTGGCAGATCCTCCGGCAGGGTGTTCAATACTTCACCTGGGCCGTTGCCTGTACCATCCGTTGTTTTAGGCTCTATCAGCTTAAAGTCTGTACTTTCTTCCGGGATTAGTAAAATATGCCCCGATGCGAGGAGCTTCTGTGCCCATCCCGGTGTCACCATTCCCGTGTCGCCCTCAAAGTAGCCGAATGCCGGGTGCGATTTCAGCCATTTCACCTTTATCATCTCTTCCTGTTTTTGATTATTTTAAAAAAGGGACCGGCCTGAACCGGCCCCTCCAACCCTAAAACTAACCGAACTGAAAATCTTAGTCAGTCTTTATATCCTTGCAGGCAGAGAATGCTTCAGGTTGAACAATTCCGATATCACCGTACGATATCACGGTTACCTCTACCTCTGCTTTCTTCTTCAGAGAATAAGGATCCACGATCAGTTCAAGACCGCCCCACTGTCCTATATGAAGCTTACTGAAGTCTCCGAATATAAGTGCCGAGCATACCTCACTCTGGTTCCCCTTGGTAAGGTTCGACGGAACAGCATTTGTAACAAATGCCGGGTAGCCGTTCACCTCGTTACGGTCCCATATATAGAGTGCATTGGCGCTCGTTTTTTCAGTCTGTTTCAGGACCCCGCGCACCTTCGCATTTGTCAGGTAGGCCATGGCGCTACCCTCGGCGTTATCGATGGCTACCTCCGTTTCCAGGTTCACACAATGCGAGAATGCTATGGATCCTCCGTTTGTGCCGATGTCAACAGAGCCGATTCCGCTTTTGTTTAGAATGCCGCGCGGCTCCGTAGCCGTTCCTGATCCGTTGATGGCCGCTGTCTGGAGTCCCTGTGCGTGGGCGGCAATAAGATCTTCCTCGATCATTCTCTCCACATCAACGCTTGTCTGCCTGAGCAGCTGCATCGAAAGGGCGCCCGTTGCCTGGAGTCTGTTAGGTTTCATTACCAGCTCGTCAAAGGCAACCTTGGTTGCTGTATCCTCGCCGTCTTCTGCAAGCCAGCTGGCGGTGAACGATCCTCCTTCAATCAGGGGCAGGTCGCCTACAAGGCCGGTGAGGAACCTGGCACCCATGCCCGGAAGCAGAAGTTTGTTCCTTAATGCCTGGTAATACAGGAGAGGTTCTTCCTGAACAAGATATCCGCCATCAGCAGCTGTTGTAACATTCTGGCCCGTGCTTGCTCTCTTCATCGGTCTCTTCGACAGAAGCATGTACGGCACACCGATCCCCGAAACAATTCTTCCCTCTGAAGCTGCTTCCCTCACAGCTTCCTGGTGCATCTCGAGTTCAACCCCGTCAAGTTTCTGTTCGCCGATCCCGTGTCTCATTGCAAGCGAGGCAAGGATAACCTTCCTGAAGGAATACCTCTGGAGGTCTGCCTGTTCCTTCAGGCTTATGCCGCCGCCACTCAGCGCCGACTGCCTCAGGAACGATTCACGCTCAAGCTCCACTCTCAGGTCTAGTGACAGCTTCTCGTATTCAGTCAACTTTTCAACCCACTTAACGCGATCTTCGTCAGTGAGTTCGGAAGCCTTCTTATTAGCTATGCTTTCAAGCTCCTTTTTAAGGGCTTCCAGTTTGAGTCTCAACTCTTTACTGTTCATCTGTTTTTAAATTAATTATTAATGATAGCCTTTGAAGGCTTGTTTATTTTCTGAATCTTTTCATTTGTGCCTCAATTATCGATGCCTCTGCTTTTTTAGCAGCTTCCTCTTCCAGCATCTTCCTCACCTTGTCCGGGTCTGTCTCCTTTATCTCGATATCTTTTCCATCGAGCAGGTCCAGTACGTCCCTCACCCTCATGTTCTCAATCTGTGAGAGTCTGAATTTTCCGCCCAGTGCATGGTATGCGAAAGTTATTGCAGTAGCGGTCTGTGTTCTCATACTCTTAACAAGGGCCTGGGGATTTGATGGAATATTTACAATACTGAACTCCAGCAGTTCCTGTCCCTGGAAGTAATAAGTCTCATTGTCATGTCCGGCAGCTTCCTCGTTCACGCCCCATTGGCCGGCTCCCACTTCCAGGAATCCAACGCTCGATGCATTTAATGTTCCCAGCAACAGCTTCCTGAATATCTTGTCCGCCTTCAGGTTCAGGTCTGCAGTCTCAAACACCGGGTAACCTACCAGTGCCTTCACGCTGGCAAGCTCCTCCACATCTATTTGTGGCGATTTTGCGATCACGTCATCCGGATCCGGAGGATTGCACATATCTCCGTACAGGTTATGGTTGTATCCCACAATCGGATTACCCCTGTACGAATCCAGAACCCAGCCGTCCTGGTTCAGTATGCTGTGATGTCGGTCCCTCGCCGCTGTGCTCAGCACAAACGGGATAACCCTCGTCTCCTCAGCGTCTTTCGGTATCTCTCTTACCTGTCCGAATGTTAATCTTTTCATTGCTTGTCGTTTTCATTCTTCGATTTCCCTGTCAGAAAAGCCGGGTTAAGAGGCTCATCAAGTCCTGGCAGTGGAGGTTTCCCTTCAATCTCCCTGGCTTCGTTCCTCGTCAGTATCCCGCTCGATACAAGCGTCTGCTCATACCTTGCCCTCGATAGCATGTCGCCCCGCAGCAACCAGTCAAGGTTATATTTTATATCAAGTTTATCCTTGTTGAGACGGTCCGTAAGTTTAAATTCCAGTTCTGCCTCCTCGCTTTTGCATAAGGGCGAGAGCGAATACTTCACAAATTGAATATCCTGCTGTTCCCCGTTTGTAAAAGTGTTCCTGCTGTTCTCGCCTATCAGCGAAGGAGGCACCCCGAAGAATCTTGCGATCTCTTGAACCTGGTGCACTCTTGTTTCAATAAACTGTGCATCGTTAGGAGGAATACCAAGAGGTTTGTATTTCATCCCGAACTCAAGGATAGGAGTAGTATGGTCTCCCCTCGAACCGGTATAGTAAGCATCCCATCTCTTTTTCCATGCTTTAAACTCCTCATCCCTCATGTGCCCCTCAGTCTCAAGCACTCCCTTCAGGTTCCCTCCCTTGTTAAAGAAGTCTGATCCAAAGCTATCGGCGGCCATACCCAGTCCGATGCTCTCACGGGCTACGCTTATCGGGCTTAGTCCCTGCCATCCGTTACGCGAATTGATCTTGAAGTGGATCACCTGCCAGCTCAGGTAAGTTCCCCTGATACCTGTTTCACGGTCGTCGATAATATAAACAGGCTCACCCTTTACAAGTACCAGCCGTACTGATCCCCAGTCAACAGGGATCAGTTCCACCGGTATTCCCTTGTCGTTGAAAATGATTACTGCCAGTGCATTGCCATATAGCTGGAGCCTGGCGTTCATAAGACCTATGAATGAAAAGGCATTGAGATATTTGTTCGGGTAACTGAGAAGGTCATAAATATTTCCTTCATCGATCTGGATAAGTTTGCCTTTCTGTTTTGCGGTTATCCGTAACGGCAGCGATGCCATCACCCATTCATAAGTTCTCACACATCCGAATACTGCTGAGAACTTCTGGGCGCTGCTGGCGCTCACCGAAACGCCTGAAGCTGAAACCCCGAACTGTGGAAAGAGATCTTTATGTTCCGAAACTGGCATAATATAAGTTCCGCGGCGCATAATGTGGAAGGCGCTGCGGAACCGGTCCCGGAACGACATTTTTGAATCAGGAGTCATTACCTCTTCATAGATCCGTAAAAGACTTTAATGCCTTAATAAGCTTCTACAAATTTCCGAAGAGCTTCTCCCTTTTGTATGATATTCAGTTTACACGAATGCTGTCAGGTTATCAACACACCCAACATCAATAAAAATGGCTGCTTGAGAAAACAGCCATTACACTTATCAACAATTATCGAAGTTAATAACAGTTTGATTCTTCAGTTTAACGGCCCGTCTTGTCTCTTTTCTGTGAGGTACATCATGTCTGTTGTGGCATTTCTGGCATAGGAACATCAAATTCTTATCATCACAGTTTGTCGGATCATGGTCCATGTGGGCCGTTGTGCACACTATTACAATGTACTTATTACCCATCTCATCTGTCTCCGTCTGGAAGTCCGCAATCTCCTTCGCTCTTTTATATTCGGTAACCTTGCCGGTCTTATAGTCCATGCCGTTGTACCCCATTTAAGACCGCAAAGAGCGACCTAAAACAGTTCCTGCTTCATCGACTTGACTAACGCCAACATCTCCACAGGCTATCCCCGACATACCATCGGTTGTTTTATTTTTAGGGTTTAGAGCAAACTTTAAAATATTGTTTGCTAAAAAACATCCCTGTCATT